CCCCGGGGTACGCAGTGAACGTCACGCACTACAGCGTAAACCTTTTACAGCGTAAGGCGCAGCGCGCGGTACACCTTGACCGACGAACCCGCCGGGTGCGCCATCGCCTGACTCGGATCACGGGTCACCGTGAACGTCTGCGGGTTGGACATCACGACGGTATCGAACTCGACCGCCAACCCAGCCTGAGTATTGTCGGACGCCCGGAATGCGACGAGAGCAAACGAGTCCGCGGCCGAGCCGAGCACCGATGTCGTCACCGTGGCATGCCACACATCAGGCTCGGATCCGGCTGTATCCCACACTCGATGCCGCAAGGTGTCGCCGGTGACCTGCACCCGCACCCCCAAGACACTCGCCGAGTTGTAGGTCAAGTGGCTAGCCAGTGTCGAAAGTACCGCCGCCTGGGTCTGCACCAACACATCTATTAGCCCAGTGGTCTGGTAGCGCAGCACTACCTCAATGCGTGCAGATCCGTTGTCGCGGACCCGAATCCGCTGTTCGAAGAACCCCCCGGCCGCCACAGCGTTAGGCTCGCAGAGCACAGTCGCCTCAACTGTGTCCCCAATGTCGGCTATCGCCGCCTTGAACACGGTGTCGACGACATTCACGCCAATCAGGCCCTTGGTACCGGTCGTAAGGAAGGCCGCCTCTGGGCTACATGACCACGTCTGACCCGAGTCGGCCGTGCCCCACGACGGGGAAACCGAACGGGCGAATGTGTCCGTCAGCGCGGAGGCAATCCCGGTCACGGTCGCGATCTCGAGGTCGCGGATGATAATCGCCGCGCCCGCCGGTGGGCTGGTCGTGAACAGCGGCCCCGATGTGGTGGCGACGGTGGCGCTCGCCTGAACATCCGTGATCGAGTTGGCTAGCTGCGCGCCGGGGGTTTGCAGGCACGCGCTCGCGCCGCCGTCCAGCTTGCCCACGTGCGACAGGATGCCGCCCGGCCTCGAATTCAAGGTGATCACCCGGCGGTGTGAGCCGATGACCTCCGTATAGCCTAGTATCAATATCTCCGCGTCCGGCTGGCCAAGCTCCGGCGGGATCCCCTGCAACGCCACCAGGCTCCCCACATTGGCCGCCGTCACAGCTGCCTTCAGGCCAGGATTCGCATCCAAGTCCACCACCACCTTCGGATACCGCGGGTCCGGATCGGTACCCAACACCAGGTGATAGTGCGCGTGCAGCGGTAGGACGTCATCCGTGGCGGGGTTGATGTCCACCGGCAGCTTGTATGCGCCGATAGCAGCGGTCCCCTTCGGCCCCGTGGTGTCCGAATCGGTGAACTCGCTGCCGTTGCGCCGCTTGGCGACCACGACATTTTTGCGCACCGAATCATCAATGACGGGCAAGAGCGGCTCGCCGATGTGCCCCGCGCCCCAGGTCAACGTCACCGCCGGTGTCTGGTTGTTCAGGCTGCGGCCGGTGCGCAGCGTCAACCCCTCCGCCTCACGCGTGTCGTAGATGATGCCCGCGTCGGTTTTGGCGATCTCATCAAAGTGGTTGAGCAGCGTATCCCCGACTTGTGGCCCCATCGGTTGTGTCGACGCCTCGGTCCCGACGATCGATGAGACTATGCCCTCCTCCCGGCACAGGCGGGTGAACCTGGCGCCGGCCGTCTCGCCCGCCCACCCGAACACGGCCGCGGAGTTGTTTACCGCATCCGGGTCGGAGGCGGAGATTCCGAATGCGGGATCTACGTACACCGCATAATGGCCGATCGAGGCACCGTTACCGCCAAGTGGCCTGACGCTAGTTATTGAGCCATGGCCATCCGCTGTGCCCAGGTGACCGGTCAGGGCAATCTCGGGGCCGATCGTCAGGCCGCCCCAGTGGGACACGTTGCTGCCGCCGGTGTTCACGGATGCAATCAGGTAGGTGGCCCAGGTGCCGAAGAAATCGGCTTCGCTCGGCGTCCAGTCGAAGCCGCCCGTCAGTTCGGTCACCTGGATGGTGTTTACCAGGCCCCCCGTGCTGTTATAGGTCTCGATGTCTACAGTATTGAAAGAGGGGTTGTAGACCAGCCGCCACAACGTCTCATTGGCGCCCGCCACAGTGAACTCTGCGAACGTCGTCTTGGATGCGGGCTCGCTGGGAATCTTCATAGTGAACATCGCGACCCATTTTGTGGTCGCGGTGTAGGCCGGAACAGGCGCGACGGCCGAAGCGCCCGCCGCGAAGACCGGTAGCGGGTCCGATCCTGCGACGCCTCGGTCAGCCGCAAAGTCCACGCTCCCGGCGGGGACCATAGGTTGATTTCCGGGAATGGCAGCAGCGAACTGGGTAGCGGTGTGGCCGTCCTCCATTGGCCAATAGGCGAGCGGTACGTACCCGTTCGGCGCCACGCCTGACCAGGTGCGGAAGACCGGGGAGCGCAGCATGGGCTGTTCGCCCCGACCCAGGCGCCGGATAGTGCCCTGCACTGTGACATCTACCCAGGCGTCAAACTTGGTGCCGCCGATGGACCGTTGCGGCCTCCATCCCACCGCCCGGCCGGAAAGACGAATGTCCGAGCCGTCCTTGATCCGGAATTGGGTACCCTCACCGATCAGCCCGAACAGTGGAGACCTGCGGTTTTCCGGGTTCATCCGCCCGTCGCGGGTTTGGAAGGTCAGCGTCGCATCGGACGGCGCGAGTCCGCTTTGCCCATCGAGCACCCCGTGATTGATGGCGATGGAGTTGCGCCGGTACAGGTCCGAGGTGTGGTCATTCCACACGCCGTTGTAGAACAACTCGACCGTGGCCGCCTGCTTAGCCACGGTTCACCCCATGCGACCCCCGGCGATAACCGCCGCGAGCAGCGCCACGACGAGCAGCGCGTTTATCGCATAGCGGGCCGCGATGTCCACCCATCGCCACGCGCGCCGTCCCGCGGTCGTGCGGGGCGGCCTTCCGACTCGGCTCACGATGCGGTCGCCCGTCATGTGGACAGTATGGGGCAGGCGCGCAATGGTCCTGTGTCATCATTTCGACACCAGGGCGAGGTTGTTGGCGCTTAGTAGCTCCAGCAGCCACGACAGAAACAGGCGGTCCAGCCCAGAGCCGCCCGCCTGAAGGCTGACAGGCGTCCCGCCGCCCTGCCCACCCCGCGACACCGTCTCGCCGGCCTGAAGCACCGCGAGGAACTCCCGCCCGAAGCTGCCCGGGGCAATGCCGCCCTGATGGAAGGTGGGCAGCTTTGGGGCCGAGATGGTGTTGCCGCCGATGCCCGGGATCCAGCCCGGCACCGACCACGACAGCCGCCCGATGGTGTTGTTCCATGCCTTGGAGATGAAGTTGAACGCGGCCCGGAACGGCGCCGAGATGGCGTCAGCAATCCGGGCGAACACGTTTCCGAGCGCATCGGGGACGCCCCGCATCCAATCCCAGACCTTGCTCGCAGCGGTCTTGATGCCACTCCAGGCCGCCGTCCAAAGATCCTGAAACCAGGTGGTCTTCATGGCGATCAGCACGATGATGGCGACCAGCGCCACAATCGCCAGAATGATCCATGTCGTGGGCGAGGCGAGCTGGGCGATGTTCCACGCCCACTGTGCCGCCGTCACCAGGCCGACAACACCCACCAGCGCGGACAGCAGCGGCGTGACCATGCTTATCTTGTCGGCCCACTGTTGCAGCTCGGGCGGCTTCGCTTCCCTCTGCGCCTCGGAAAGATCCAACTGCGCTGACTTGGCATCGATCATCGCCTGCGAGGCGTCGCGCGTCGCCTGCTCGTGGTCTTCGGTTGCTTGGGCGGCATCCTGGTTGGCCTGCTTAAGATCAAGCGCCGCCTGTCGCGCCTCATCGCTGCCTGCACCGAACTCTGCCGCCGCCTTGTTGTATTCCTTCAGCGCGACACTGGCGTCGATGTTGGCCTGCTCAAGATCAAGCGTCGCCTGATTGGCGTCCAGCTCGGCTTGCGCGCCGTCGCGCAGCGCCTGGTTGAAATCCTCCTGCGCCTGCTCCACATCCAGCAGGGCGCGCGCGAGACGTGAGGCCCGCTCGGCGCCGGCCCGCTGCAAGTCACTTACCGCTTGCAGGCTCCCGCCGAGCGCATCGATTGCGGCCATGCCGCCGGACACGGTGGTGCTGAGCTGGCTTACCCTGGCCTCTAGGTTGGCCGACGACTTAGACGCGGTGACTAGCGCTGCACCCGACGAGTCAACGGCGACACCGAGACCGCCGAGCGCCTGCTCGCCGCGCTTGGTTTCCTTGGCCAGAGAATCCGCGTCGCCGGCAAACGTCATCGTAATCTTGTTGGCCATCAGTCCACCTCGATCCCGTTGGTCGAGGCGAGCTGCGCCATGGCCTTGAGCATCGCCGCTTCGATCGCCGGGCGCTGCTCCGCCAAGGTTGGGTAGATGTAGCGGCCGTCGCTGTAGAACGGGCGTACGACGGATCTCCTGCGCCCCACCCGCCCACCGAAGTCAAGCCACGGATAGTAGGGGGCCGTCCGCCCGCCGACGCTTACCCGCGCCTCCGACTGCGTAGAGGCGGCCTTCAGCGACGCAGCGGCGGCGCCTGTCCGCTTGGGGATCTTCGGACGGGTGGCGTCGATCAGCACATCGGCCACCTCGTTGAGCGCAACCCGGACCGCCTTGGGCAGACCGGCGCCCATGCCACGCAGGCCCTTGCGGAAGTCGCTGAGCCCCACCACCTTGATGTTCATCCCCGACACCGGGCGCTCACCCCCCTACCGCTTCGCCGTCGCGATCTGCTCACGCTGGGCTTTGCGCCCGTAGTACACGCACCACCCAACATATTCCGCGTGATCCATCTGATGCAGCTGGGCCACTGTGCACTTGAGTCGGTCAGCCAGGAAGTAATCGAACTCAATCGTCGGATCGTTCTCCATCGCGAGATACATCGCTTTTGGCGGCATCTTTCCCGATGCCGGAAAGAGCGTTGACCCTCATCGCGATCTTGTTTAGGAGCCCTCCCGGCGCTACCTTCTGCCATGCCGCTATGTCGTCCTCGGTCATCTTCGGATCGACGATCCCGATGGACAGCGAAAACTGCTCGGCGCTCAGCTCGCCAGTGCTCTCCTGCCGCTTGAACACCAGCATCATCTCGTAGCGGGTCATGCCGCGCAGGGTGATGATGCCGACCCCCTCGATTTCAAACTCTTCGGTCGGGACCGACATTGCGAGCAGTGCCGCTTTATCCATTGTGGACATTCCTTGTCAGTCGAGCGGATACATCTTGTATGTCACCATGGCTGTGACTGAGTGCGTGACGGTGACCA